ATTAACAATCATTGATTGTTTCTTTTGACGAACTGTTCCAGCAAAATTTTTATTATGTAAGTCTAATAAATATGCAACTCTTTGCTGTAATACAGTAATGTCGTTGTTATATACATTACTTAATTGTTCGTTTTCAAATGTATATAAAGGTTCTAATCCATCGACTTCTCTAAGATTGTTAATTAGTTGATTGGTCTGTCCAGGTTGCATACCAATAGCAATTGCTCTACTAGCAGTTAACGCTCCTTCTAGATATTCAAGCTCTTGTAAAGCAAACGGATTTGAAATAGTATATTGCTCTAATCTATCTTTAGATTCAAGCCCTTTTATTTCGTCAACTAACATTTGCCAGAGATTTACAGGTAATCCGTTTACCTCCGTAGATAAAGCATTAACTCATTCTAAAATAGGAGTTTTTATTCTATCTGCACGTAATTGTTTTAATACTTCTAATTTAGACATTATAGAAGAATCACCTAAGAACGCAAACGAATCTACAAACGAATTTGGAGAAACAAACTTGACCATATTTGCTTGACCTAGTTGTGCTGCATAATCAGTTAATTTTTTATATGCTACATTTATAGAATCAAATCCTTTTGTAAATGAATCACCAAATGTTTCCACTAAAGCACTTAATTTATCTTGAGCTTCATTATCAGTTAGTAAACCATTCGTAGCAAATCTACTACGATAATGATCAATTATTGGTTGGAATGGATTTACAGAAATTTCAATTTCAATCGGTTCTCCAGTTTCTTCATCGATATCATTTACTTTTTGTTTTGTTGCAAGTTGCGTAAATAAATTTCTATCTTGTAGATGTTCAGTAAGATGACGTTTTTGTCCGTTATATACAAAAATTCCTGTTGCACCAGGTTCCCGCATAACGTCTATTCAAGCATTATATAAATCTTGTAATATTTCTGCTTCTGTTTTAGATTCAATATCTCCGTTAGCGTTTGTTATATTATGCTTTACAGTATTTAACTCCGGTCTTGCTTTTTGTGTTTGAATTAACGTTTCAAAGTTTTCATTAAAATTATTAGCATCTTCAAACACTCTACGTTTATATTCTGAGAATCTATCTTTAAAATTGGCTTTTATTAATTCTCCTACTGCTTCCAAACCATCTTTTAATATATCGTCGCTAAATTCAGAAACAATTTTTGAATTATTAAGTTCTTGATAGTATTCAATTAAAGCAGGAATAATACTAGAAATGTCTAAATTATCTGCCAAATCAGATATTATTTTTGGAGTACTTTCTTCATTTTCTGCAAGTAAAGACGTTTCTAATACATTTCTAGGTTGACTGTTTCTTTCAATACTGTTTTTAATTGTATATAACTGAAGTTCTAATTTTAATTTTTCCTCAGGAGTAGTTGCTTTCTCTAATTGTTTTTCTATAGCAGCTTCTTGTTGTAATAAAATAGATTCAAGATTAGCTTTGATTATAGGAGAACGTGCGTCTTCAAGTTTATATCCATAATAATCTTTAACTTGCTGTTCTATTACAGGAGTTATTAATTGCGTTAAATGCTGATGTATTCTAAAAGCATGTCTGATACGGTCTTTGCGTTTTTCCTGATTTTTTCAAGCTAAAAATTCTGATTTTAAAAGTTCTTTTTCTCCATCACTTAATTCATTGTAGTTTTCACTATACATTGCTCTGGTAAAATTTTCAACTTGCTTTTCAAATCAAGTTACCGATTTTCCGTCTAATTCAGATGTATATAAATTCACAAGTGGAGAATTAGAAACAAATATTCCTTCTTCTAAATATTGACTTGCTGCTTTTCCAGACAAAACATCTTCTAATTGTTTCTTTAGTTGATCATATTGTTTTTGAAGTCTTTTTATTTCAGGAGTATCTTTAATTTCTGTTTTGGACTTAACTTCATCTGGAACACTATTTAATTCAGCACGTTTGGTTTCAATTCTTTCTTCTAAATCAATTATTTTCTTTTGAAGATCTACTACATCAGAAATTATAAATTTATCAATGCCTGTTTCTTTTAAGAAGTCGATTCTTGCGTCACGTAATTTTTCTTCTTCATATCGATTTATATTACGTGCTATCTGTTCTTGACTTTGATTAGCATCTATATATCCAGCGGCCTCAGCTTCTTTTTCTATTTTTTGAATAGCTTTTACTAAAATTTCATTATCCGTCATGTTTAATCCAAGTGCATCTAATTGTGCAGCCTTGTATTTTATACGTTGACGTATAATGTTAGCTATTGCTGAATTTTGATTATTTTCTCCTTTCGCAGCATCATAAACAATGTTTCCGTCTTGAATTTTGTAATTTCAAGATAGTTCTTTTGTTCCAAATTTACCTTTTTTCTCTCACTGATCAACAAGTTTTAGTAATTCTGCACCGTAGCCATTTCTGATATATCAATCCATTTGTTCGTCTACGTCTGATAAATCACTAATTCTATTTATATTACGGTGTAAAACTTTATTATCTCATTGAGTAAGACCTTCAAACACAGCACCTCCGATAGCACCTCCAACAAATGCAGTAGCATATCTTTCTAAGAAATCTTTAGTACTAAATCCAAAATCAATCTTTTCTGCAGATGGATCTTTTACATCAATTCCCATTGCATTTAGTCCAAGGGACAAACCCTTAAAGAAATCAGATACACCTTCTTCCATTACTTCTTCAATGCCTTCGTTTAATGATCTAGAAGTATAAAGATAAGGAGATGTTGCTGAAGATAACTCTTTAAGTTGAGGCAACGCTTTCTTTAAAGACTCACTTACGCTAGTAAATACAGTTTTAAATCATTTCTTTTCTGCTTGATTTGCAGTTGCCCTTTTAGCGGAATTGACAGCTGTATTTATATTATTTATTGCTAATTGCTTTGCTGCAAGTTCTTTACTAGAAGCGTCTGATACACGATTTAATAGAATTTTTAACTCTGGTAATTCTATAGCAGAATCTCTAAATAATATATCTTTAAAATAGGAGTTTTGCATAAATGCAAAATATGCAAGCATTGTTGCAAAAGATCCAATTCCGGCCATTGCGTCATTTAATCCTGCTTGCTTATATTCACCATAAACATCTTTTGCAGAAGTTGTTGCCATATATGCAGTAGATAGCATTTGTGCACGTTTCATTGCTTCTACAGACATGTTTACATTTTTTCATTTAGCTATCATTCCTGGAATTTTTTGAATGAGCCTTTGTGAATATAATTGTCCAGCTGAATCAAGTACCATTTCTGTAATTCCTTCTAATCCTCATCTGTGTGAACGTTGATAATCGGATTGAGATCTTCCAAAACGACTCATTCAGTTTTCTACAGAAGTAGAAAGTTTCTCTAAATCCTCATCACCTCCAAACACTCCGTTTAACATTTTAGTTAAAACAGGAATTGTCTGTCCTAATGCAATTGCCGCTTCTAGCGCACCAAAAGCATATCCGTAAGGGGTTAAGTATGGAACTATTTTCGCAGTTGCGTGCAATAATGTTTTAGCTGTACTATTTCTAATTCCGTCTTGATCAAAAATATCAATTTTATTTAGCCAAGTTCCTTCTTTTGTTAATGTATCAGAAAATCTAAGAATGTCTTTTCCGTATATTTCTTGATCTCCTAAAACTTCATAATAAGGATCTCCAAATTCATTATACTTTCTTTCGCCTTTCTGATGTAATAAGTTTCCGTTTTCATCAAACTCATCTTCATCGTATTGTGCTAAAGCAAGAGTTGGCCTAAATAAAGCTTTAATTATATTACCTTTATCATTAGGAGATCAATCCAGTGTATTGCCATTTTCATCTACAGCCTTATTTGCTTGTGCTATTTCTCTTTCGCTAAATGATGGCGCACCAGTTTCAAAAATGTTACCTATTCCCATACTATGTCTCTGTGGATCCCGAGAATTTATAATATAGGCAGAATCGTTTCTGATATTAACGTTACCTAAAGAAAATATATCATTTTTTGAACTAGGTATAGTATTTATTAGATTTTTTATATAATCATCTGATGCAAATTCGTTATAAGATCTTTTTGCACTATCATAGAAATTATTAAAACTATTTTCGTCGAAAACACCAGTGTTATCTGTAAAACGTTGTTTTACTTGAGGAATAGTTTTATAATATTCTTTGTCTTGTAAACCTGTATTTTCAGGAGTAATGTTATATGCTCTTAAATTATTAATATCTATACCACTAACTCCTTCTATATTTAAATTTAATGCTATTCAATCGTTTTGTTTCATATTATCTAAATTGACCTAGTTGAGAAATCACATTATAATTTGGATCATTTTGCTGTAAATAAGAGTTTAATGCAGTTTCTTGTTCTCTTGCTTCAACTCTTGCTGCAAAATCAGTCATACTTGTTTTAGGTACATATTCTCCTATACCGCTTAATAACATTGCTCTAGCTGAATTTTCCATCGGAATAAATACATTACCTCTGTATATATCTCATCTTTCAGGAGTATTTCTATTACTTATTTTTTTAGAGTTTTTAGACGGTTCTGTAGTTCCGTAAATAAGCATGTTTTTAAATGCATCGGCAACATCTTTTCCAACATTATTTTCTAAATGCTCTAGATAAGGTTTCATTTCTTTAGTGATGGTACTACTGTCTTTACTAGCATACGCACTAATTGTTATAAATGGCATTGTATCTTTCAGTTCTAAAACATCATTTTGCATATCACTAATAGATAGTCCTTTAGAAGCAAGTAATTGTTGTAATTCGGTTTGAGACATACTTGGATTATTACGAAATTTATTTTGAACTTCGTTAAATGCTTCTAGTTTATCAAAGTTTGGCATAATTTTACCAGTAGCAGGATCTCTTTTATACGGAAGCATTACGATATTAATTTCGCTAGATCCGTCATACATTATTTTATCATATTCTGTTGGATTAAGCATTCTGTTTGCAAAAGTAACTGAATTAAAATCGCCAGCTTTTGCCGCATTTGCTTTAATTCTAAAGTCAGATAAACTCATTTTTGGAAGCACATCCATTTGTTTATCTACAGGGGCTCCTGCATTATAAGCAGATACAAACATTGCTCCAGTGTCAAATATTTTTGAAGCTTGTGGAACTATTGTTGCTCTAGTAGCGTGAAGACGCATGTTTCCGATTTGTTGTAGATAATTGTTTTGAGTTAATTGTTCTGCAGCTTCTTTTTTAGCCTTAAGCGGATCGGTTTCGTATCCTGCAGCTTTACTCATCGTAGCATCATAATCAATATTTTGAGTTGTACTAGAATTATGTAAAACAATATCTGAAATATATGTTTCTGGAGTATCACCACTAACTGCAGCTCGTACTTTTAGAAGATTTTGCATATTAGTAGGCAACTGATCATAAATTGTCTTTCAAGCTTGTTTTAATCCAGATGCAGGAACTTTCATTGTTAGTTTATAAGCACCATCAGGATTATTTAAATCAGAAAATATTTGAGCAGTTTCTTTAGATAAATAACGTTGTCCTTCTTCTGTACCAAAAGCTTTAATTATCCTTTCAATTTCTTTAGATACACTAGACATTCCAACCATATTTCTCATATCATCAAATATTTCTGTGTCTAATGCCAATTCAGGTTTGTTTTCTCTTAGATAAAGTAATTCCGAATTAGACAAAGGACGATGTTTTTCATTATCAAAGGTAGATGGTGCGATTTTAGTAACTTTTCCATCTTCTGTCATAACGTACATTCTTCCATATCCATCTAACGCAAATTCGTTTCCTGCATTTTCAGTCATCATCTGATTGACAATTTTATCATCAGCAGCTTTACTATATTTAGCTTGACTTAAGTAGTTCATTATTTGAAGCATACCTGGCATTACAGAACGATACGAACTACTACCTCCAAGCATAGAAGATGATAAACTTTGAGTTCTTCTTTGAAAGGAAATTAGTCTATCAAATATCATTTGAATATCACTTGGAAGAAGATTTTGATCCTTCATTAATCCAAGTAATTCTTTATCCAATGGATCTATTTTAGAATCTTCGTCACTACCGGAACTTTTTTTACCGTTTGAGGTAGTACCAGTATACTGTTCTGGAATAAAGGGGGTGTATATTAACCCACCCCCTTGTTGATATATCTTCAATTTCATTATTTTAAAGCTCTTAATATTAGTTTAATTACATTATCTGTTAATTTAGCAACTCCAGTATGGGATGCTTTATTATTATCCACTCAGATACGTTCGTCTGGATCTAAAGTATAACGAGTTGTACCATTAACCCTACCACCTTTCTTGAATGTACGATTACCTACTCTTGAAGTTCTTCCTGTTAAGATTCCATAATCATAATTAAGTGCGTTATCACGATTCCACTGTAATTGATTGTTTAGTATTTTGTTTCTTTCATTCGTAATATCTTCTGCAGAACCAGGAACATTTCGTAAGATATAATCTTCTAAATCGGTATATTTAGATCTTTCTGCATAATCAAGAGTTGCGTATTTAGATGCAGCATCACTATAAGTACTACGTAAATAAGAATCATAATCTCGTTGAAGTTGCTGATTATATTGATTTTGTTCGTACGCAAGCATTGTTTTTCTATCATTCATAACATTGTTCTGAACTTCAAGTAATGCATTCTGACGAGATTGATTGAGCATCTGAATAAATGCCATTTTCTGTTGTTCAATAGCAGAGTTAAGAGCAGCAGATCTTGCTTTATTTTCGTTTGCAACTTTAACTTGATTTGCAAGATTTTGATTCATTGTATTAAGTCCTTCTCTTGCTACATCTCATTGGAAAGCAGATTGTTTACCATAGATATCGTTTTCTCTATCGTATAGTTGACTTTCTCTCTGATTCCATAAAGCGTTGTTAGCAATCAAATCGGATGTTACCGGTTTTATTCCAGCCATTCTCTCTAAATGAACTTGTTGAAGCTGTCTATCTAGAGTTGGATTAGTCATAACAGGAAGGTTTTGCCAAACAGGAAGCTCGTTAAATCTGCCTGCGTTTATTGCTTTTATCGCTTGATCAGTATACTTTCTTTGAGCTCATGCGTTTAATCCGTATCTAAACGTACTAATTAGTGGATTAATTCACTTGGTTTTGTCAGATATATTATCGTTATATCCTCCTCCAAGATCGGTATTATTTTTCTTTACAGTAGAAGACGATGAAGTTTGTGTAGGAATATTTTGCCCAATTGCAGCTGCTATATCTTGAATAGCATCATTTGCTGTTGGAGTATTCCACCCATCATTTAATTTAGGCAGAGGAATTTCATTTCCAGGTAAAGATTCTTCTACTGGTTGTTCAATAACATCTTTCGCACCATATTCAGATAAATACGATTTACTTTGTGGATTGTAACTACTTCCATAAGCATCAATAAACGCATTTCTTGCATCATCGTATCGTTGGGCATTTGTCTCATACTTAAGTTGATATGGTCCTAACAATCCAAAAGGTGTGTACTTTCCATTAACATAAGTTCCTCAATCAGTATTTGGACGATATGCTATCTTATTTATTAGATCATTAGATAAATTACTAGGTACTTCTATTTCAGAAGGAACACTAAACTTTAATCCACTCTGAGCTTTAATAATTCCTCCATTTTTATAAAAACCTTTGAATAAATTATATAAATTGTTTCTATAATAGCTAACCTCGTCTTGATTTTTAAATGCACCACGATCTCACATATCTTTTATAGAGGCTTCAATTGCATCAACAAGTTCGTATTGTGCATCATCGTATAATAATTTTGCATCCTCTTCACTCATTTTTTCAAGAGTTAGCATAGGATCTTTACTATTACGAAGTTTTTCGATGTTTTCTGCAACTCTTTTAGCGTTTTTCTTTTTTGCAATTGCTTTTCTTTTCGATATGATATCAGAAGTTCTATCTTTTACCGTAGGAGCAGAATATGCTTTTTTCATTTCCGATTGAACAGTAGATGTAGACATAGAAGTTTTAACTTCTGGATTTTCAACAGTAATATATGGTTTTCCGGCATTTCTAGCAGCTCTAGCTTTTATATAAGCTTCTTGCATTTGCTTGATGCGTTCTGCCTTAGAATTAGTAGGTGTTGCTTTCTGCACTGTATTATTTTGAGCACTTGGTTCTTCGTCTAAATTAGGCATAAAACGACTGTTTCCAGATTGAATTGGAGCTTCACCTCTTCTATATTGAGAACGAGCATATGCTCTTTGTACTGCTCTATCTGGAGTATTTTTTCCAGTAGTTCTCATTAAAGCATCTATCTGTGTACGAATTTGATCATTACCTAATGATTCGTCAATAAAAGCCGTTCTTTTACTAGATCCGTTTAATAAATCTGTTAAATAGCCATATTTTGTAAATTGTTCGTTCGGAGAAATTTTAGATTTTGCTCTTGTTGAAAGACCGTATTCTTTATATACATGTGATATTTTGCTACGATCTTTTCCAAAAGCAGTTTTTGTATATCCAAAATTAAACTCCTTTAATAATTTACCATCATCTGTATTTATTTTAGAAGGATCTACATGATATTTATCTATTAAAATATCTCTTAGTCGTTTTGGTGCGTCTTGATTTCCAGCTAATATTGTACGAATATCATCATCGTCTAATTTCACAGAATCTGTTGTCCCAGCACCTTTCAAATCAACGGTTCTTGTATGAGTATCTAAAGAATAACCTTCCGGAGAATCTACTTTGGTTATTTTTCCAGACGCATCTTTAGTAACAGTGAATCCAAATCTAGTTAATAATTTTTCATCATCAACTTCTAATTTGTTAGGATCAGCACCTTCTTTAAGAAGTTTATTTCTTAGTATTTTTCCAGCATTTTCTCCACCTTCGTGAATACTATTCAACTCATTCTGTGTAAATTTAATGTCTATGTCTTTTGCTAAGGTAGCAGTACCATTGTGAACAGGATTATTTAATCCTAATTCATTCTTTGTATTTGTTATTTCCGCGGCTAATCTTGAATCACCTCTGTGCTGTAATTTTGTTCTGCTCCCAGACATAATTACACGAAGACCGTTAGCTAATGCATAAGCTTCGTCTGTAGTTAGATCTTTAAATCCGCCATTTAAAACTTTTTTGAAAGGCTCTCAAGCAGCACCTAATCCATACACATTAAACGCTTTACCAATCCAGTTTATGAGTTTCGCGTTCTTAGAGATTCGTTCTACAGTTTTACCTAATTTTGCAATTTGTGCAATTTCTCCTAATTCTGGAATTGCAGATGCAATGTCTAGTCCTGCATTTAATACAGTAGAACCAGCAGTACCTCAGAAACCTCTTCCACGTTCTATATCTGCAGCAGTATTAAAACCAGTTCCAGCTAATCCTGCTACTGCTCCTCCTACTGAACCTCACGGTCCAAATCATCCAGTAATAGCTCCACTTAAATCAAGTGCCATTGCAGTAAGTTCTTTTTTATCAGCACCAGGTAGACTGTTTCAATCAAAATCTCCATTTTCATCAAAAATATGACCTTCTTCTACATTGTTTCCAGGAGAAACAGATTCAGTAGATACAGGTTTAGAAGGAGGGACAACAAATCCAGCTTGTAACTTAGCAATATAATCAACTTTTCCTCCATCTTTTAAATACGCCCCATCAACATACACTTTACCTTCAGTTATTTCTTTACCTGTAAAATTTTTACGTCCTGCGTCAATTTCATCTCTAAATTTTTCACTTACAGGAATTAGTCTATTATTACCTTTCTTTACTCACAATCTAATATTTCCTTCGTCATCGTAATCAAAGTAAACATCTGTGTTTTGTCTACTAACTGTATTGTATATAGTTGTATAAATACCGTATCTCTTAGTTCCAAGATGTTTGTCTTTAATTTCTACTCACGGAGCGAAATATTTATCTCCTTCAAAAACATCAGGAGTAACATAAGGATTATATGTCATTCCTTGCACATCAATTATTGGAGCATAGGTGTATTTATCCTTATCAAGAGTTCCTTTTATAAATTTTGGAGATCTAAATCCTCATGGTAAATCTGGAGTATCAGAATAATCATAATACCCAATTAGTTCGTTAGGATGATTATAACCATAAAACCTACTTGCATCAAAGAATGAATATTTCTTATTTCCAAGGTTATTTCGCAATGTAGTATTTTTAACAAATACGGAATCTGGATCATAATCATAATATGCATAATCGTTACTGCTTCCGTATCAATTTATAAGTGATCTTAATGCATCATATTTTTCTTTTCCGATGATTTTTGTATTAGCATTAATATCTGCAACACGTTTCATTATTGTATACAATTCACTACCTGGATATTTATTTACTTCATCTTCTGTATATAAACGATTGTTGTAAATAATTCCGTGTGCATAAGGACTTGTCGCATCTATACCTAATTGTGCTCAATCGTTTTCTGTAATTAGATAAGGAGCAGATGTTGAATTTACATTATAATTTGTATATCATCCATTTGGATCTTGTCCAGATGCTTGAGAACCTTTATAGATAAAAAATCCTCCTGTGTCTGTTCTCGCATTTGAATTTACTGTTCCATCTTCATTATAAATAGATCCATTCCCATTAGAAGGACTAGAACTACTTCCCATTGTCGCATCCGTGATATTGAAGTATTTTAAAAGCTCTTTTGTTTCTTCAGAAACTTTGTCTCAAGGTTTTGTTTTGACTTCGTTTAATGCCTTTTGTATAGCAGCATCTGCAGCTTCACGAGAACCTAATCCAGCATATCAACCTCTTAAAATAGCTTCGTTATCACCAAGCGGTGTTTCTCATTTATTTGTATCTCCTCACTTATCATCAGATAGTCAATCTAAATAAGATGGAAAACGATTTTCTATAAATCCATTTATAGGATTTGAAGAATAAATATAATTGCCATCTTTATCTAAATCATAATCAAATTTTGCTTCACGATTATAAGCTATTTTCTTATCTGGAGTTTGTTCTGGGGTAGATTCCTTTTGTTTTTTAGAACCTACTACTCTGGATATAATATTTAAAGCTTCATTAATTGCTTCTTTTGCACGATATGTATTATTATCTGTGATGGCTTCTCATAGATTTTGTTTTCCAGCTTTTAAGAACTCCATCTCTTTGTCATTTAAATTAGATAAAGCTTGTGCTGAAATTTTATTTTCTGGACGACTTCCGACGAATGATCCAGATGCAATAGCACCAGAAACACCTCCAAGATATGCTCGATATCTCGGATCTAGTGATGCAATTTCATTATTTATCTGAGTTAATTGGTCGTCATCTATAGTAAATGTCTGACCATCTAATATTAAATTATATGTTTTTGGTATACCACCGTTTCCTTGTAAAAGTTTTCTCACTTGACTCATATTTCATTAATTTTAAAATTAGTCATTATATTAAAAACCGGGGATTGTTAATCCCAACCCCCGGTATATCTGTCATCAGTGAGAATCTTACTTAACTTTAAGACCTCCACAAGCTTTCTTACATTTTGCAATTTTACCGCCTTTCTTAAATACAGGAGCTTCCTGTGGAGCTCCGCCCTGAGCGGCTTGCTGAAGCATTTCCATAGCCATCTGAAGAACGGCTGCTACTGCGTTAGGATCTCCAATTTCCTGGAGTAACATCTGAAGTAACTGTTGTGCAACTTGAGCTAACTGTTCTTCTGCACTACCTACTGGTGCACCACCTTGTACTGAAGCTCCACCTTCTACAGGAGCTTCTTCAGCAACTGGAGCAGCTTCAGGAGCAGCTCCACCCATTTGATACTTACGTAATTTCATTTATAATCGATTATTTAAGTTAAACATAAAATTTTCA